CGTTGCCATGTACGGCAACCTGACCGGCGACATTGCTTTTTTCACGCACTGGTGCCCGCTACCCAAGAAAAGGACTGACAATGTTTGACCTGATTCGCTTCGACCACAATTCACAAAGGTTTGTTATGAGAGATTTACGCGCCCCTGCTAACGCATTCGAGTGGAAGCGCTTTGTTGTAGAGGAGGCCGAGCGCCGGGGCGACAAGCCAAGCCAGCTAGATGCAGGCACAACGTCCCGCGAGCGCAGCGTAGCCTCGACAAAGGCTGTTGAGCGGCTCAGGGAAACCAAGCCCAAGTACGGCACGGTCGGCATAGGCAAAAAGACCGCCGAGATGATTGAACTCAAGCCTAAAAATTTTAGCATTTACAGCAAAGCACGGACTAAAAAGGAGGTCGAGGCATGAAAGCAGACGACATACAAGTTAGCGGCAGCCACTACAAAGACATGCCCATCCAGCCTTGGACTCTCATGGAAGCGGTACTGACCCCTGCGGAGTTCAAGGGCTATCTCAAAGGCAATGTTATAAAGTATTCGATGCGGGCGGGCCACAAAGAAAACAGCGACGACGCAGGCAAAGCCAAGCACTACATGCAGAAACTTAAAGAGGTGAGTTGATGGCCGCAACTCCCGAGAAAAAAGTCAAAGACGCAGTAGCCAAGATCCTCAAGGGAAACAACGTCTACTACTTCGCCCCTGCTTCAAACGGCATGGGACGGGCCGGGATTCCGGACCTCATCTGCTGCGTTGACGGGATGTTTCTCGCCATTGAGTGCAAGGCGGGTAAGGGCAAGACCACGGCACTGCAAGATCGGGAGATCAACGCCATCGTGGCCTCAAAAGGCTTGGCTATCGTCGTCAACGAAGAGAACTTGGCGGATGTCCAAGCGGGGATAGATCTGCTCCGGGGCCAGCGATGACACCCGGCGAGCTCCTTGAGATTCTCAAAGGCAAGCTACCTGAAGCGTCAAAACAAGAACTGCGCATGGCAGCAAAGCGTATCAACGACCGCAAGCGGTACGCAGAAAAAACTCAACTCAACTGGACTAAAGATGCCCCAAGTGATAACGATCGACTTCGAGACTTTTTACAGTCGCGAATTCAGTTTGACGAAGCTAACGACTGAGCAGTACGTTCGCAGCCCGCAGTTTGAAACCATCGGCGCTGCTATTGGATGGGGCGTCGAGCCGCCAGTTTGGTATCCCAAGCCTGATGTAGCCTACGCCCTTGATGCGATTGACTGGTCGGACAAGCTGGTGCTGGCGCAGAACACTGCGTTCGACGCTTCAATCTTGGCATGGCACTACGGCGTTAACCCGCTGGCATGGCTTGACACACTGGGCATGTCGAGGGCGCTGTTTCCCCATGCAAAATCTCACAGCTTGAAATCGCAGGCCGAACGCATGGGCGTCGGCGTCAAAGGCGACGAAGTGCTCAACGCGCTAGGCAAACGCTACGCGGACTTCACCCCGCAAGAGTTGGCTCGCTACGGCGAGTACTGCGTCAACGACGTACTGCTGACCAAGCGGCTGTTCCATAAATACATGGACATGGGGTTCCCTAAGATTGAGCTCAAGCTGATTGACCTGACACTGCGGATGTTCGTGGAGCCCGTTCTAATATTAGACAAGCCGAAACTCCAACTCCACCTTAAAGAAGTACGTGAGTCCAAGGCCCAACTACTTGATGACGTCCGCGACATGATGCTGGCCGAGAGCGACCCGGACTTCGTACACGCGGTGTTCAGTGAAGGCACCGACGGCATCAAGAAGCTGCTCATGTCCAACGAGAAGTTTGCGACGTTGCTGCGCTCCTACGACGTGGAGCCTCCGACCAAGATTAGCCCAGCTACGAAGAAGGAAGCATACGCGTTTGCCAAGACAGACGAAGAGTTCATTGCCTTGGGTGAACATCACGACATTCGTGTGCAGGGATTAGTTGCAGCTCGCCTTGGCACCAAGACAACGATTGAGGAGACGCGCACTGAGCGCTTCATTGGCATGGCAGATCGTGGGGCGTTCCCTGTCCCCCTGCGGTACTACGGCGCACACTCGGGCCGCTGGAGCGGCCAAGATTCCGTGAACATGCAAAACCTCCCAAGCCGCGGGGCGAACGCAGGCCGGATAAAGAAAGCCATCAGGGCCCCCGAGGGTTACGTCGTGATCGACTGTGACTCTGCGCAGATCGAAGCGCGGGTGCTGGCGTGGCTGGCTGGACAAGACGATCTCGTTGCAGCGTTTGAGCGGCGCGAGGATGTGTACAAGATCATGGCCAGCAACATCTACGCTGTGCCGGTGTTGGAGATCACGGGGCCACAGCGGACTGTGGGTAAGACCGTCGTTCTGGGTGCAGGCTATGGCGTGGGGTGGTCCAAGCTGCAGCTCTTTTTGAAGATGCAGGCGAAGGTTATCGTGGACGACGTTGAGTCTAAGCGCATCGTGAACGCATACCGTGGGACGTACAACCGGATACCCCTGTTGTGGCGCAAGGGGGAAGAAGCGTTGGCAGCGTTGGCGCAGGGGCAGAGTATGGTGCTCGACGCACAAGGCCTGCTGACGGTAGTCCCCGACAAAGGCATACGCCTGCCCAACGGGTTGTTCATACAGTACCCCGGCCTCAAGAAGGTTGTGAAAGAGGATGGCAAGGCCTCATGGGTGTACTACAGCAAGGGAAGTCCCATCTACATCTACGGCGGTAAAGTTATTGAAAACTGTATAGCCGTGGGGACTGACGTACTGACAGACCGAGGGTGGGTGGCCATTGAGAAAATTACCACGAGCGATCGTGTACATGATGGTGTGGAGTTTGTCCCTCATGGGGGTATGGTAGCCAAATCAGTACAACCCTGTGTTACTATCGACGGCGTTTATATGACACCCGATCATGAGGTACTCACAAATGATGGATGGGAAGCTGCATCACAATACCCCCAACCTTACAGGCCAGACCTTCGGCATGTTGGTGGGGTTGAACCCGGAACACAGCGATGGAAAAAAGCGGTACTGGCGTTTTCAATGTCGGTGCGGGACGCAGTGCGTCAAGGTAGGAGCCGACGTTACCAAGGAGATAAAACGCGGGGGATACCCGAACTGCGGGTGCGCAACCAAGAGGCTTATCTCCCATGGCAACAGAACGCACGGCATGAGCAAGCACCCAGCGTTTGCAGTATGGAGGTCGATGCTAGACCGCTGCCGACTGCCGTCCCATCAAGCATGGGCAAATTATGGCGGGCGGGGGATTATCGTGTGCGATCGGTGGCAGGGCGCATTCATAAATTTTTGGGGCGATATGGGGCCGACGTACGTGCGGGGCTTGGACTTGGATCGTATGGACAACAACGGCCCCTACTCGCTGGAGAACTGCCATTGGGTTTCACGTCGCGCCAACTCGATGAACAGGCGCAATACCGAACGTCGGGTGGACATAATAGCCTTGAGTCAGCAGACGGGGATCGCCCACACAACCTTGTACTACCGACTAGCGCACGGTTGGCCAGTGGAGCAGTTGACGCGGAAGCCCGACGCAAAAAACCGGTGTACGACATCCTGAACGCGGGACCGAGGTCCCGTTTTGTCGTGCGGGGAGATAACGGTCCCTTCATCGTGCACAACTGCTGTCAAGCTGTGGCCCGCATCGTTATTGGCGAGCAGATGCTGCGTATCGCCAAGCGCTACAAGGTCGTACTTACCGTTCATGACGCCGTGGCCATCGTCGCTAAAGCGGAAGAAGCCGCCGAGGCCCAAGCCTTTGTTGAAGCGTGCATGAACTGGCGTCCAAAGTGGGCGCAGACCCTACCCCTTGCTTGCGAGTCGGGGATAGGCAAATCGTACGGGGACTGTTAAAATTGGCCCTTAACAATCTCAATAAAGCAAACCCATGGCACTCGCATTTTCGTACTCCGCGATCAAGGACTTCCAAAACTGTCCCCGCAAGTACCATGAGACCCGCATCCTCAAAAAGTTCAAGCAGGCAGACAGCACTGCAACCCTCTATGGCACCGCCGCACACAAAGCCTTCGAGCTATACATTCAAGACGGGACACCCCTTCCTGAAAATTTTTCACAGTACAAGCGCTTCGTGGAACCTCTCACTCGAATCAAAGGCGAGATCAAGTGCGAACTCAAGCTCGGCATCACCGCGGACTTCAAACCCTGCGAGTTCTTTGGTAAGGACGTGTGGTTCCGCGGCCTGCCAGACTACCTTGCGCTCAATCATGAGACGGGCGTTGCCCGCGTCGTAGACTTCAAGACGGGTAAGTCCAGCCGGTATGCGGACACGTCGCAGTTGGAGTTGATGGCGGCCATGATAATGATCCACTACCCCGACGTAAAAGTGGTGAAGGGCATGCTGCTGTTTGTTGTTGCAGACGCCATCATTAAGGCGGAGTTTTCTAGGGCCCAACTACCTAGCATCTTGGCCAAGTGGGCGGGCGAGGCCTCGTTGATTGAAGCTGCTGTTGGCCACGGAGTGTGGAACGCCAAGCCGA